TTTTATGAAGTCACCTCCAAGACAGGAGGATGATAGTGAAGCCCGAGTACATCTGGAGCAGTGGATAGGAGAACGAAGTGATTGGCTAGATGAGATGAAGCGCAATCACCCGGAGTAATGCACAAATGCCAAGACATAATCCGTACTCGGTGAAGGTGGAGCTTGTAAAGGGCTGCACCCAGCGTTGTCCGTTCTGTTCTCTTCCGAATATGCCTTGGGTTGATAATCCTTGGGAGTACATGCCGGAACCACGTTTCCGTGCTATGATAGATCAACTAGCAGAGTGGATGCCAAACGGTGTGCGGATAGAGTTCGAAGGCCGTGGGGAGCCAAGCTTCCATCCGAAACTTATCGAGTTGGTCAGTTACGCTCGGGGGCGGTATCCAAAGTGTCAGATGTTATTGACAAGCAACGGAGATATGGTTAGGCGTAAGCAACTGAAGTACAACGCCTGGATTCACGAGCTGCTTGACGCGGGTTTGAATATCGTTTTGCTCGATTGTTACACTGCTGAACGGTACACTGATTTTTTGCAACGGTTCCCGGAGGCAAAACGGTACTTTGAAGACAACATTCATCCGTACGGAAGAAGGCCACCGAGTTTCAAATGCATCATCCTCATGAATGCCGTACCAGGAAACACAAGTGTTATTCGACATTACCATAATCAGGGTGGAACTGTAAATATAGCAGCCGCAAAAGCAGCCGGGTTCGATATCCAGACTGCCCCAGAACCGATTAGTAGAATGTGTGTTCGACCATTTCGTGAGCTGATACTTTGGTCAGATGGGGCAATGCCAATATGCTGCAATGATTGGCTTCCAGCGAATACGATCGGTATGTTTCCCGAATCCATCAGCCTGAAAGAATACTGGAAGAAGATGGACATTGTTCGCCGCCCACTACTGAAGAAGGACCGAGGCGCGATCAAGCCTTGCAACATCTGTGCTGAACGCGCGGGTTTCCGAGTAGGATTGGAAATGGGTTGGTTCAAATAAATACCGGACAAATCACAATGAATAAGAGAACAGTCATCAATCCAAAAAAGGTTTCAGTCGCTGTTGTCATGATGATAAACAGCACTCCAGAGGTCGGTGGTGAGCTTTCCGATCTATTCAATACTGTCACATCGTTGGAAATCGATACACGGATTTCAGCAGATCCAATCTTGTTCACTGAAGAACGGCAAACGCCAGCATGGAACTTTGCCATAGAAAATGGCCTATTGATAAAATCACAAGATTCGTTTTCTGAAATCTTAGCAAAATATGACTACATAGTATTCAGTGCGGCTGGAAATCGATATGATAGAAAAAGTTCTTCTCCGTGGTGGAAACAGGGAGTTGATAACCTTAAACGACCCTTCGCGGTTAAAATTTGCGGTGACGATCATGTCCGACTGTTTCCTTATCGAGAAGTATTTTTCAATCATCCGAATTGCACTGCTATTCTTCCGATAACTCCTGGGATGAAGGAATTTTCAGCTCCAGAAAGCAAAAAGCCTGTGTTTCTGTTCCACCCATGGAACTACGCAGAGCTTCACAAATCAGAATTACCACATCAATCTGGGAAAAAGCGGCCTCTGCTTGTTACAACGAGTATGCTTGCAAAACGCAAGCGTATGACTGAGCTAATCTTATGTGCGTCGAAGTTAAGTTCTGTCGTAGAGATAGAGGTACACGGTGTTTCATTTGCCTGGTCAGAATTAGGAAATATGAGAAAAGCAGCACACGGCGGTTGGAAATACTGTGGTAAATTCACGCCAGCGCAGTTACCAAACATTCTATCTCCAGCGATGTTCCATTACAATGGAACATCCAAAGGAATTCCACGTGTAGAGCTTGCCACGTACGAAGCCGTTATCCACGGCTGCTGTCCAATTCTCAACAGAACCTTTGCCCCGGATTGGGTCACAGATGATATGGCTATTCTAGTAGAATTGGAAAATGGAACAATCGTTTTTCCGTCTAGAAGTAAAAGCCTGTCTGCTGTACTAGAAGAATCCAAGAAAAAGTACAGAAAAATGAATTCCAAATTTATCGACGCCCTTAGAAAGCATTGTCCTCTAACTCAAGTCACGCGCGTAACAAAACACATCCTAGAGAATGTTCACAGTTAAAGAACACTGGAGGTACTTCTCAGAGTTCTGCCGGTGGGAACTTGCCTCTGGTGGACCTGACCCGCAAATCCCTCTCGTCGGGTGGATGAGTCGCAACTGTGACTGGAGTGAGCGAATCTGGCGCGGTGGATGTTACATCTGGGTGTACAACGTGCCATTCGCAGAAGCCATCTGGCGAGAATGGTCATGGGAGCGCGTCTGCAAAGAGCCGAGGCGTATGCTACCTTGGCTTAAGAAAAACTGGCCCGGTATCGTAACCCGCTTTGAGCGCCGCTGTGTTCGCCGTCCAGAATGGATGGCTGAGTTTTTACTCGGATACGCTCAGTGGGCGGGGACATTACATACTGATCTAAGTCTTAAAGCGTATGACGATCTTACCCCGGAAGAACGGTACTTGAAACTTTGGGATAGTTGCCAGACCGTACCAAGGCTCGGCCGATACGTGGCGCTCAAACTGCTGGAGTACTATGGTAAACACTGTGGGATTGATCTACGAGCACCAGACATTCGCCCAAAAGGCGGATGGTCCCCGCGAGAAACACTCGCGACGCTGTTCCACGAGCAACACGAAATTATACTCAGCGGCGACAAGCCAGAAAATCATTCTGTGATAAACACTGTCTGCCGTGAAGCGATTAAGCGGCTTGATACGGAATATGGTCTGACGGTAGATCACTTCCAGTTGCAAGTGTTCCTCTGTGAATATCGCGAATCCTACGAAGGTCGTCGCCAATACCCTGGTCGATCTCATGACTCTGAACTCGGGTACGGCCGCAAAGCGGCAGCGCTCTGGAACAACACGAGCACTGATCTGTGGAAAGCTCGAACAGCATTATTCCCAAAAGCACATCTCGGCGAATTGAACGGATGGAATGGACCACGTAAAGCACTTGGAACGGTGTTGTCGGATCACAGATACACTTGGAGTGATTTGCAGTACAATTTTTCCTCAACCACTGACTTCAGTTCACCAACCCGGTGGAAGATACCGTTGAGAAAGACTGCATAATGGTCCGAGTGTATCCGGTAATACCGGGAAAATTATTTGTGTCTGCCCGTACTGCCACAATGACTCCACAGGAGAAGGTCGATACCATTGAGCGCAATGGGATTATCGCTGTGATTAATCTTTGGCACACTCCCGATGACGATATACGAAAGATTTGTAAAGCATATTCCCACCACCCGCTCGCTGATGGCAGAAATATCAACGACAATCTTGTGAAAGCGGCGGTTAAACAGGTTCTTAGCCATTTACGGCTTCGCCAAACCGTTCTGGTACATTGCTACGGCGGACGCAACCGATCTGGTCTTGTTTGTTGTTTAGCAATGATTGAGTACTTACAGATATCTGGCTCGAAGGCAATTGAATTGTTCACAGCGGCAAGACCGAATTCATTGGTCAACCAACATTTTAGAAACTATCTTGTGAAGATACGATGAAAACCATAGTCAACATACGAGGCACAAACGGTAGTGGAAAAACAACTGTTGTCAGAGCCATAATGAACCGATGGCCGACAACCGTGGTAGAAACTGTAGAAACTACACGCTCGGTTCGCCCAAGAGTGTATAAAACTGAAACCCCGGCTGGGCCTGTGTTTATTTTTGGATCATACGAGGCTGAATGTGGCGGATGTGACACAATAAAACACTGTGCAAATGATCTTCCGATTCTAATCAGAAAATACGCTGAAAAAGGTAATGTCCTATTCGAAGGACTTCTTATAAGCGGATTTTACAGCACAATCGGTGAAAGCCTCGCTGAACAGGAACGCTCTGGAAAAACTGTGATATTTGCATTCATGGATACCCCGGTTGAAGTTTGTATCAGTCGCACAGAACGCAGAAGAGCACTACGAGGTGAAACAAAACCGCTTAACTCAAAGAATCTTATCGAAAAACACAAGGCGATAGAAACCGTCAAGAGGAGAATAACATCACTGGGTCACACTGTGATTGATGTCAATCACGAACATGCGATAAATGAAGTCGTGAATTTGTTTGGAATTACCTATGCCATTAAACTCCGGAAATAACTCACCATCGATTCTAGTAAATTCCAGAACTAGACTGCTACACAGTGGTAAGCAGCTGATACAGCGCTGGTGCAACTTGAACGCTGTGTCGTCACCGAAGGTGGAAGAGATGCCGGGCAACCGACCAGACTTCGGAGTCTGTGCGTATTACCGTGACAACACCATATTCATTTGGCCAAATGCTTGTGCGCTCATCGGCGTTGCGGGCCGCAGCTGGTCATATCCCGGATATGTAGTTGACCGGACACCGTATGGAGTTCTGGCTCACGAGCTCGGGCACCATACAGAAGGTGCTCATGGAACGCAAGGTGGAATAGTTGCAAAGGCTTGGCGACATGAGACTGGTGAGGCACCGTTGACCGGGTATTGCCCAAATGATAATGAATGGTTCGCAGAGATCTTTCGACTATTCGTTACAAATCCTGAGTTACTCAGTTTACTGAGACCAAAAATGTATGTATTACTCAACAAACGTTGGCCTAACCATGCCGAACACCGTTTGTGGAATCAGGTTCTAGCCTCCGCACCACGCCAGATCAAAGCGGCGCAGAATAAGATTGCTAAAATCAAATAGGATTGATTATGAAAATTAATCACATTGTACAGGGAAAGACTGGAGTTGGTGCGTTACAGGCATTCATACAGGAACGATATAGAATATATGTTTTACGAAAAATTGAACATAGACCACCACCCTGGACTGAAGATGTGATACTACAACGATATAAATTTTGCAATGTGTATCGTGAGCTGGATGCAGTAACAATATGGATTCGTGAAAATATCCGAGAACAATTCGTGGAAAATGAAAATCTCTGGTTTATGCTATGCGCTGCCCGACAGATCAATTGGCCTCCGACATTGAAAGCGTTAATAGAAAGTGGTTCTTGGCCAACAGTTAAGTGGAATCCTGCTAAGGCGAGAAAAACAATGCTTCAAATACAAGCTAGAGGGGAAAAGTTGTATACCGGGGCGTATATGATAAACGCACATGGAAAAGAACCAGATGATCCAGATGACAAAGCATTCTTTACCTGCTATATCACATTAGGAAGAGTCTGGAAAATAAGGAACAAAGTAATTCTTCCTGCACTACAACAGAATTCATTACA